GGCAGTAAAGGCCCGTTTGATTCCCGAAAGAAAGCTGCGGAAGTAGCCGGGGCCGCACATGCTTCTGGGTATGAAAAAGCTCATTCTCTTCACGATGAGGGGTTGATACCTAGTGAACATTTTCATAGCACTGGGGGTTCTAGTGAATCTATTGCAGAAGGTAAATGGAGATTTGAAGGCATGATTGAAAAGTCTCTCTTAAAGCTTATGGAATTTGGTTCCCTAATGAAGATGTGGGACTTAAATGAAGATTTAAGCTTAAAAGGTTTGGAAGAGGGAAGCGAGGGCCACAAACAGATAACGAGTGCAGTTCAGGCCCAACCCCACAATGTCATGTACACAGGTGGTCTGAGTAATAATTCTGCCCATCAAGGTGCCCCCGTAGAGAGGGTTGCAAATTATTTAACGAAGATACGGAGTGGGAATGAGGATATGGATTCACATGAACATACCTTGGGACATCAAGCTATAGCAGATATAGCTTATAACATACCTCGTTTTGGGAACGACTACACTACTCATAAAGATGCCATTAAATATAATCATATTTCTAGGGTTTATCCAAAGGATTTTCACGAATCTCCAGAAAGAATGCGTAATACCCCAGCTTATCCATGGCATCCAGATAATGGGTATGATGGCACTGGTACTCCACAATTGATGGCAGACCAGCTTAAGAAGAAAAAATCGTTGGAAGAGTTTCATGGCAAACAAAGTATGATGAAGCATACGTCAGGGTCATCTGGGTTCCTAACTCCAATAAAGCCACATTCATTATCTAATCAAGCTTATGGTATGATGGATGAGATACATCACAGGATACGAATGGAGTCTCCAAGTTATAATCCAGATGCGGTAGTTGACCCCCTACAATGGCCTCTCAGGGGTATGAACAGACAGAAAGAAACGGATTCAGGCTTCCTCGCTGGGTTCTCAGAACAGGTACCTCTGACTGAAGAAGCCCAAGAACGAGCTAAGGAATCTGGGGGCGCAAGAGCGCATGAGGTAGACATAGATTCTCCTGATGTGGGAGTGTCACGGCCTACAGGGGTTAGATATGGCCCACGAAAGTTAGGGCAAGCTATGCGGGATAGGTGGCGTCTGAGTAGGCATGGTCAGGCAACACGAGATATTTATTCTGACTATGGCGTAACTGATGATGCTGGTTATGAAGATTTTATAGCAGACGCACAAGAAGCACAGGGAATACCTAACTTACCCCAAGATGAGTTTGGGTGGGAAAATCCTGAGCAGAGGACAGCAGCATATAGGAAGGGAGAGGGTACCGTAAATTTCCCCACCTTTTTAAAGAGGGAGATGGTGGAGTAGCTGGATTGGGTGGAACTGTGTTCACTTCTTCTAATGCGGGTATTTTTACTCCCTCGTTTGGTGGTAGTAGAGTACGAAGAATCCATAGAAAGAACAAACATAGGAATGACAGGACACGTAAGGAGTTAATGGGTAAGGATAAGAAGAATGGAGTAGATAGGTTAGTGCAATTTTTACGGGAAGGTTCTCCTAGGATGCGTAAATCTGCACCTGATAAGATGATGACGGGTCAGATGCAGGGTGGTTCTGCTGCGGGAGAAAACAAAACTCCCCTTAAACAGATTGATTGGAAAAAACGCCAAGACGGTATATCTACAGTAAAATCCCACCCAACCATGGGTATGAATAATGGGGGAGATAAGGATACACCAATAATGCAGGATGCTAGTACTGCTTCCACTTATCCTCTACCAGAAGACCCTACTACTGGAGCCAGCCATGTAGATAAAGCTCGAAATTGGAGTAAAAATAATTTTGATATGCAAAAGGCTTCCCCATTCCAAAAGGCTAGTCCTGGTGGACTAACTGGCATTGGCCCCCCCACTAATCAAAATACTATGGCTGCAATTGGTAAACACCCACAAGCTCAATATACAGAACAAGTGCAAGATAAAGAGAAGAAGGAGCAAGTAATTGCTCAAAATGATTTTGATAGAAAGACGAAGAAACACGATAATAAGGAAGATGAACCAAGCGCAGGCCAAGATGGACGTACTGCTATGGCAACAAAGGGTATGGGGGATTATCCCGATTCTAATATGCAGATGATGGAAAAGGAATGGGGGAGTGGCCCAGATTCATTCGCTCAAGATGATTTGAATCGGGAAGTAGATGATTGGTTTCCTAAGGAAGAAGCTAAGGAAGAAGGTAGGCCATCTGATACTGTTGGCAATGTAAAGTCTGAAAAGGAGGAGGAGTGGGTAGAGGACTTTAAAAAGGTTCACAAATCTTTCATTGAAAAGGGATATACTGACCCCCTTATTTCTGCCCTATTATCGCTTGACAATGGCTAATCTATCGTCTAATATATGTCCTAAGTGTTCAGGGAGAATGTTTATAAATCAAGATAATGATTTAAATTGTTTCATGTGTGGAAAAATTATTGTGCTAACTGTAAGGAGAGATTATGATTCCAGAGCAGGCAAGATTAGAGATAATAAGAAAGAAGGAAGAGGGAGAAACATGGACGGGGATAGCCAAATGGATAGAGAAAGAATATGGGGTGACAGTCCACCGCACAACTATTCAGAGATGGTACGACAGAGAGGTTTGCAGAGAAGGAGAGGTAGACCAAGAAGAACTCTTGGAGTCTCTCGATAGTCGTGTAAAAGTAGATAAACAAGTCTACACCCTAAAGGCCGAGGTAGGATATTATAAGAAGTTATACGCACAAGCTCTTAAAAATTCTTCTAGCCAAGAAGCTATTGTGGATGCTATTCAGTCTTACGCACCTACCTTTAATGCAGTTCCAGTAATAACTCCACCTAGATATGGAACGGCTAAAGGGTCACCCCAGACAATGGTAGCTGTCCTAACGGATACCCACGTAGGGGAGAGAGTTTCTTTAACCCAAATGTCAGGTCTCAATTCGTATGACTTTGATATTTTTAGTCGTAGAATGTCTGGATGGGCACAACAAGTATTTAATTTAGCTGTGTATAGACGGTCTATTTGTCCAGTAGATGATTTGGTAGTCCCTATGTTAGGAGATATGGTCAGTGGGGATATTCATGAAGAGTTGTCTAGGTCTAATATAGACAATTGTATGATGCAGATGCTTTCTGCTGCTCATGTAATTTCTCAGGCGTTGATGTTCTTGGCTCCCCATTTTGCCCATATTACTGTGCCTTGTGTGGTGGGTAACCATGGACGTATGACTAAAAAGCCCCCAATGAAAGATAAATACATGGATTGGGACTATTTGACTTACCAATGGATTGCTGCTTTTTGTAGTAGTCAGACAAACATAACCTTTGTAATCCCCCAATCGTTTGCTCATATTATAGAAGTTTGTGGGAGAAAAATTTTGTTATTCCACGGAGATTCTATTTCGGGGGGTGGTAGCTCTCAATCTATTCATAGAATGGTGGGGTCTATGAGAGGCGTAACTCAATTTAGACAGGCATTAGAGGCTAGTGTTATTGAACATGACGGTAGTTTGTCTGATAATTTTACTGATGTAATGTTAGGCCACTTCCATAGAGTGGATATGTATGACATTGGTACGGGTTCTGCATGGATTTGTGGAACTATGAAGGGGGGCGATGAATTTTCCATTAACAGAATGCATACTTTGTCTGCCCCTAAACAGGTCATTACCTATTGGCATCCCGATTATGGCAACGTAGGTACCGAAACCGTGTATCTACATAGGTATGATGATGTGCCTAGTATGTTTAGCCCAGAAATTGGTTCTGATGTATGGATATCAGCTTATGAAGAAGAGAAAGCATAGAAGAACCTTTGAGGAAAGAACGGGCTTTCCTCTCAAACTCCTAAAACCAGGGTATTCAGGAGAGTTATCTTCAGAAGAATTGGGCGTTCTAATAGATGAAATTAAAAGAAACTCTAAAGTTCGTAAACGGTGGGGATTTGAGGAAAATGAACGGGTGACTAAAAAGAAAATCCAAGAAGTAGCACTAGAGGGAGAATGGGATGAATCGGATTGACGAGGATAGATATTTCCTAGAGATTGCTGGTACTGTGTCTAAACGCAGTACCTGTATGAGGAGGTCAGTGGGGTGCGTACTAGTGGATTCACAGAAGCATATAGTGGCTACTGGTTATAACGGGGTACCGTCTACCTTTACGCATTGTTTAGACTCTCCTTGTGAGGGAGCGTTCTCTACTTCTGGCACAGACCTAGATTTGTGTAATGCGTTACATGCAGAAGTGAATGCTTTCTTACAATTGAGGTCAGATGATGAATTAAAAGCTTATTTAACTGTGTCTCCTTGTTTCTCATGTTCCAAAATGTTTGCAAATAGCCAAGTTAAAGAGATTGTTACGAAAGAAATCTACGTCCATTCACAGGCTCTGTCGTTATTAGAGCAAGCAGGCATTGATTTACGAGTAATTGAGTAATTACGAGTATAATATTGGGGGAGTCATTACATGAATAAAGCACAACTACAATTTTTTAAACAACAACTAGGAAAACAACTGACTACAGCCGCACATGCTCATTATGCGGAAGTACTACAGGAACAAAATCCTAAGAAGACGTATTCCCATTCTGAACACGGAATACATGTGTCTGAAGAAGATGCAGATGTACAACAGCACTTAGATTATTTTGAAGGAAAACGTAAAACCAAACCTACTGCTATGGATAATGCTGAAGCATTACTGAGGCAACAACAAAGTATAGAAGATGGGACGTTGCATAAACAACATATTACAGACGCAACCCATGAGGAAGCCCTGAGCCGTATTTCAATCCCAGGCTCATTCCAGAAACATTTTAAGAACGTTAAGATAGGGGGAAAGATGTGATGATTAATGGAAGTAAAGTAACTCCAGTTCAAGAATATATTATGGCACGACATTCTCGTTTAGTAGGCCGTATATTAGATTTAATAGAAGCAGCTATGCCAGAAGGCACACAATGCGAAAAATTGAAGAAATTAGTTCAAGTTCCATTGTATGATTTTAGGAATGAAATCTTAAAATTGACTGTAAACGGGGATTTAGACTCTAGTGATGAAGATTAATCACTGTATAATTTATAATATAAAACGTGAAAAAATTCGGAATTCGTAGTATAATAACACAGTACGAAATTCGTACAGCTATATGTGCCTGGGAGTCGGAGGTGGCTTAGACCAACTTCCTGCAAAATATAAGGAGGATTGATATGTCCGAATATGATATGGTAGAACGGTTTGAAAACCAGATTCAGGGGAGTAACCTGGCTCTAGCTGCCGTAGCCGAGATTTTGCAGAAGATGGATTCTCGACTATCTAAGGCTGATGAAGAGGAATTTGAAATGGCAGAGGCTGAAGAGGATGCTTTTGAGAAGCAGGAAATTATTAAAGCTGTGGCTGGTGAAGTTTATGGCCTTATTAAGGCCGATTCCAGTAATCCTACTGGTGCCCAGTGGGGAGAGGTAGAAGAAAAAGCTACGGGAATGCCTGATAGCCATGATGATGGCGAAAAGGCTGCTCCTAAACCCCGTGGAACGGATAAGGTTCAGGTGACTTTGCAAGCTATGCAAAAGCAGATTAGTAATTTGCTTAAAGCCCATGAAGATGAAGAGGAAGAAGAAACGGAAGACGAGTTCCCAGAGGATGAAGTGGATGGTAAAGAAGAGGGTGACCCAGAAGAAGATGGTGAGTTTGGCATGTATTCCGTGGAGAATGCTTCGCAGTTTCCACAGTTAGAACAGATGCAGAAGCAAATTAATAAGCTTACTGCTGCGGTAAAGGGCAAATTTGATATCCAGAAGATGGTTCAGGTGGAAACTGAGGGCCGTCTGCGAAAGATGGGATTCCGTGAAGAGACTTCTCTTACTCGTCCCAAATTGCTGAGATATGAAGATAGTATCGGTATAGACGGTACTACCCCAATTGCTAAGACTGCGGATTCTCCTGATGATATGGTTGACCAAATGTTGAACATGTCTTACAAAGACCTTAGGGTACTTCAGGAGAAGATAGAGTCTGGTGAGACTGAAGGAATTCCCCAAGAATTCTTGAACTCTTAATAAAGAAGGAGATTAATTATGGCTAATCCATCATTAGCTGAGTATATCGCTCAGTCCCAACGTGGGCTGTATCAGAGTGTTTTCGGCCCCGGCTTCATGAAGAAAGCTGGTGCTGGTATCGGAACCCCGTTCACGGTTGACACCGCTACGGGTATCTTCAATACCACCTATGGTCGAAAAGTCTGGCAGGCCCTCAACAACCAAACTAGATTTTTCAATGCAATCCCCAGAGTAGTCTGGGGCAATACAGCCGGTTGGCGTGTTCGTTCAGACCGTGGTTCTGACCGTTCCAGGCCTATCCTAGAAACGGGTAACCTCCCGACAGTGGACATTTCCCAGATAGAGACTATTAGTAGCTTGCCTCGTATCGTTGCGACAACCTTCGGTGCGTCTGTCAAGTCGGTCTTTACCGCCCAATTAGAAGGTGGTATCGGAGATGTCTTGGCGTTGGAAAACGAGAATGCCCAACTTGACCACATGAAAGAAGTCAACTTTGAACTGTTGTCTCTCGCAGCCGCAAGGGCTTCGGGTGGCAGTGGAACTACAGTTGAAACTAGTAGCAAAGCAATTGCAGACAACTTCCATATGGGTGACGAGGTAGCTCGTTATGACGCCAGCGGGTCAGCATTTGACCTAGGCACTGGCGTAACCATTGGTGGCTCTGGCTCAACCGCTCATACGTCTGCTGGTATTATCACCGTAGATACCTCCAGTCCTGCGTGGGCTGCTGGTGACATTGCCTATGTCCTGAGTCGGGCTGGATTTACCAGCCTAGATGACTTAGTGGCTGAAGATGCTGCTGCTGTTGGTGGCGGTTCTTCCAGGGTTCGGGCCTTTGACCTGACTCATGGTGGACGGACTGCTGGTGATTGGAATGCTGGTGCATTCGTATCCCACAACGCTGGTGTAGCCCGTGACCTTTCCCTCAATCTGATTGATACTTGTATCCAGAAGATACGGGAAAATGGTGGAGAGCCAAAGCTCATCCTCATGGGTCATGACCAGTATTTCAAGCTGGAACGTCTACTCAACTCCCAGCAACGCTATATGGGACAAGAAGAATATCAGGTGGGTATAGGCTCTGAGCGCACCTTCCCTGGTACTCGTACTGGATTGGTCTTGGCTACCTATATGGGTATCCCCATCCTCCCTGATGCTGATGTGCCTAAATCCCACAGCAGTTCCAGTGGTGTCCTAGGGTCTAACGTCTATGTTTTGGATACTGACTATCTGGAACTGGCGATTGCCCAGCCTACTCAATACGTTGAGAACCGTGACTACTTCGCTGCTAACAGCCTCGTGGTCAGGGGCTTGCTGTACACTCTTGGTGAGATGCGCTGCAAGAACTTCTTCGTCCAGGCTAAGATAGCTGACCTATCAGCTTAATTTGTTGAGGGGGTGGGGATTGAAATATATCCCCATCCTCTCTCCTTGTTCTATTTAAGGGGGGTGTACTATGGCTCTTACCATTACAGTACCAGGCAATGCTTCAGATATGACAGGTGTTCCTGGTAACAATAAATATGTCATTAAACGAGTACAGTTTGATAGCAGTTATCTTACTAACGGTGAATCTTTAACTGCTACTCAGTTGGGTTTGGAATCACTTCATATGATGCTAATTTCCATGGAAAATAGTGGTTATGTTGCTCAATATGATTACACTAATGAAAAGGTACTTTTGTATGAGGCTGGCGCAGACGGAGCTATTTTGGATGAAGTAGCAAACACCACTGACGTTTCAGCCGTCTATGTCCGTATACTAGCATTCGGGCGGTAGACAGTGTATGTCTACAAGAAAAGATGATGTGAAACTAGCTGTTTATATGGAACGGTTAGATTCTTATATTGAAAGTCAAACCAAATTAAATGACACGCTCTGTACTAGATTTGAACAGATGGGCGAAGAATTAGATGAAATCAAACATTGGAGAACTAGAGTTTATGGGGCAAAATCAGCATTCGTTTTATTAGGTGCTGTGTTCATTCACTCCGCACTTGTGTTGGGAAGCCTCATTGGAATAATGTCATGGTTCTCAAGCAAATAGGAGTTTTATATGCCAAATTCTAACCAATTCCCTGAAGAGTGGCATTCGTGGGAAATTGACCCTAGCACACGCCAAAGCGTTCATACCTGGAATAAGTACGTTCCCATTGATGTAAGTGTAGGAACTACAGCAGTAAATTTACTTACTGTTTCACGAGGCCAACCCTCCGTAAACCTAGTCTTGAACCCCTCTATTGAAAGCGCAACCATTTCAGAATTCACTGTTGTTGGTTCGGCTATATCTCAGAGTAGTGCCCAAGCTGCAACAGGCAGTAATTCCCTCCTCGTAAACCCAGCTAATGCCGCTGCGGGAGAAGGGATATATTGGGCACATACCTTCGCAGGCCACACCGAAGGCACTCATATAGTAGCTAGCTGTGAAGTAATGGGAGCTTCGGCTTCTGGAGATGTTAGGATAGAAGTTCAGGATAGTTCGGGAACTACTTTACTTGCGGGAACCACAACTAATTTATCTACTGCCTTTCAACAGTTAACTATTAGTTATCAGATTCCAGAACGAACCGCTGCTGAATATAGAGTAGCGGTTGTATCTGTTGCCCAGCATAATATAGATTTCTATGTAGATAAGATTCAGGTGGAACAACGAAGAGATGGAGCCACACAAGTCTATGTAGACGGTGCCCAAGGGATTAATTATGAATGGACGGGTACTGCCAATTTATCTGTATCCAGACGTAGGCCTGGGATTTCAGTTGTACGAGGATTTAAATTAAAGAATGGACATGGTTCTCAAACAGTATACATTGCTTTAGATAATACCGCAAGTTCAACTACTGGAGTTCTTTTAAAAGCTGGAGAAACCTGGGAAAACCCCTGGCCCTTAGATGTTCGTATTAACATATCTGCCTTAGCTTCTGGAAGCAGTACTCAGGTATATGGGGTAGTTTATGGAGTACATCAAGGATAATGTTTAAGGTTGAGGATATTGTTCAGCTACCTAAAATAGATTTTCAACGTTATCAGTCTGTTTCTGATGACTCTTCTGTTGAGTGGCTGGAAAAAGCTCATAATAGTCGGGCAGGAAAAGTATCCTTAGAGGATATTAAAGATGCTTTAGATGAGTTTATTAAACTATTCAAAGTAGGGCTTGCTTCTAAAGCCGAAATTTCTACTTTAGCACGAGCTTTCCCTAATTCCCTTAAATATACTGAAGCTGCTAGGAAACAATCAGAGGAAAATGATAGTGACCCTATAGTAATTGGTGGCCCAGCATCTGTTTCATTAGTAGACAGAGAAGGACATTTGATTACTACTGGTGCTTTGGAAAGGGCTTTTACGAATTTTATGAAGAATATTCGTACTCGTAATGCTATGGTGCTTCATTCTGATGTGCAAGTAGGGTGGGCATTGCCTGCGTATATTTCTAAAGGTGGGCAGATTTTTAAGAGTGGGGTAGATGAGAAAGGACTATACTTTATTTGTGAACTTAGAGATGACACAGCTATTTCTAAAAAGGTAGCAGAGCAAATAAGTAAAGGAACGCTTAAATCTTATAGTATTGCTGGAAGTGCGACTGCTGTTACTAATATGACAAAAGGCTTAACTCCTTATATGCAAGTAGACGATATGGAATTAGCTGAAGTTACAGTTTGTGAGAAGGGTGTTAATCAAGGAGCTACCTTTGAATTACTAAAAGCTGAACTTCCACAAACGGGTAAAGTAGATAAAGACCAATGTGGGTATCGGGATGCTACAGCCCCTGAAATGAAAGTGGGGATTAGCTGTGGGCATTGTAAATATTTTAACGCTGACACTAGAACGTGTGATGTAGTAGTAGGAGACATAATGCCTGGAGATTATTGTCGCTTATTTGCAGCTTGTGAAGAAGTTGAAAAACCTCAGACGACTAGGGCAAGGATTGTGATTATGCACTCTAAAAATGATGGCACTATAGACTTCCATAATTCTTTCATGGATTGGATGCAGAAAGAAAAAGACCCCTTGACATCAGGAGAGTCTTTCGCCACTCTTCATAATGAAGCTGGACGTAGGGCTGAACATGAACAGTTGCTACGGGAATATGGTTTTCCGTCAGAACAATCCTTTGAAGCTATGCGGTATGTGCCTGTTGTAGAAACTGAAACAGATGATGACGGTATCCCAATCCATAACTTACCTCCGTGGGTAGTTAATGAAGCTGGAGAAGCTTTGGGCGATAGGCTTGATGAAGATGCTCCAGATTATAATAAATCTGATAAGGCCAAAGCTCGACAAAAAGCTGGTAGTGCCCAGAAAATGTTTTTGGAGATTCTTAGAAAAGCTACTGCTACGGAGAATATAGAGAAAAAAGAGTATAAGTCACCTCAACAGAGCCAAAGTAAACGAAGGCAATATAAGGGCCAGAGGAAAGAAGCACGTACAGAAGGACGAAGGGCTGCGGATTTTGACCCAGCGGAAGCAGCAGCACAGAGAGCTACTCCTATAGGTGACCCTACTCAAATACAGATACCTACTAAGGAAAACCTAGGGGAAGAGGAAGTGGAAAAAGATTTTCCTGGTACCAAAGGCCCTAAAAAGGGTGGGGGGCCAAGCCGTACAGATAAAGGGGGAGTAAAAAAGCAACCCCTCTATGGGAATCCAAATCCTCTTCCTCCTCAGCCAAAACAGAAGCAAGCTGCTCTTGACAAGGATGCAGGGACAAGGAAGCAAGATTTGCCAGGAAGTCCACGGAGAACGAATCCTCCCAAGCCTTATGGGAATCCGAATCCGCAGCCCAAACAGAAGGAAGCTGCTGTTGACATGGACAAAGGCATAGGGGATTGGTGGAAAGGCGGTGGCCCAGATGCTTCTGACTCTGCCCGAAGGCGCAGTCCTCAACAACGTATGCAACGGATGTTCCAAGGTGCTGGACGGGGTGCTGGACGGGTTGCTGGGAAGGCTAAGGAAGAAGCTCAAAAACGTGGTGGACAGGCTTATCGAGGAGCTAAGGTTGCTGGAGCCGAAATAGCCCAACAGGGCAAGGAAGCCTATCAAGGAGCCAGAGGTGGTTCTAAAGGTGTACGCTATGACACTCAGGACGGTAAACGAGTCCGTGGTGGTGGATGGCGTGGGATTGGTCATAAGATAGGTAGAGGGGGCCGTGAAGGAGTCTCAGGATTCCGTGAGGGGGTAGAATCATTTGACCCCAAAGCTGGTAAGGGCGAAGGCAAATTTACCGATAGAGGCTACCGAGGCCGGGGCAGAGGTGAAACCCAATCCATAGCTAGGAGAGTTGGACAAGCTTTTGGTAGGGGTGGACGCAGGGCTGCACAAGCTGGTGCTGGCGCAGCCAGAGGTTTCGTAGATACTGAACAAGGTGGTCAGGGTACCTTTGGACGAGGAGGATATCGAGCAGGCCAAGACACTAGACGAGGACTAGCTGGTGCTGGGCGTGGAATCCGAGGATTTGGACGGGGTATGCTCCCAGGTCAATTCGGTAGGAATGAACGAGAAGAAGCTGGCACAGACCCCTCTGGAATGGGCCGTGGAGGACAGGCTGCTGGTGAAGGAGTCCGAGGGGCTATGGGATTTGGGACAAGAGGAGCTAAAGCTGGCACTGGGGCTGCTGCCCGATTCATCGGAGAATACGCTCCTAAGGTTGGAGCCAAAGCCAGGCGGGAAGGTGCTGCACGGCAACAAGCCCAGCAGTCCGTAGATTCCGCACATGCTAATATGGGAATTGGGGAAGGGCGGGTATTTAGTCACCCCAAGTTCCACGGAGGTAGTCATGCTGATAACCGTCAGAGA